GTCGATGCCGTTGACCTTGACGGAGACGCTATCGGCCATTGCGGACCCCGTTGCTGGCCATGATTTCGAGGGTGCCGGCGTAGGGGCCGGTGCCGGGGATCAGGCCGGTGATGTCGTAAGGGGCCGCCTTCCACAGCAGGCGCATGTCGACGGTGAGGCCGGCGCGCTGGCGGACGATGAAGCGGACGTCGACGACCTGCTGCGTCTGGTTGGCAGCGTAGAACTCGCGGCCGCGCAGGGGCCGGGATTCGGCCCAGACTGTGCAGACGTCTGTCCAGGTGACGACTTCTTCGCCGATGGCGTTTTTCGTCACGCTCTTCTGCTGGAAGGTGACGCGCTCGGTCATCTTGCCGGCCGGGATCATCAGGCGGCCTCGTACAGGCGATAGGGATCGAGCAAGCCGGACCAGAAGCGGTCGGGGATGGCATAGACCTGCCCTGCCCCGCCGGTGGCGCGGTTTTCGTACATGGTGCCGATGGCCAGCAGCATCCATTGCTTGATGGCTTGCGGGACGGCGCCGGCGAGGCCGTAGCCGCAGACGTAGCGGACGCGCACGGCGTTGGGCACCGGCCAGGTGGCGGGCCAGGCCTTGCCGTAGGCGGGGACGACATAGCCGGGTTCGTTGTCCTTATCGAGCAGATAGTCGGCGGGGTCGAGCGTCTGTTCGGCGCCGCTGGCGGTGTCGAGGTATTTGAGCGAGGTGACGGACTGGATCGGCGACTTGCGCAGGACGAAGGCGTCCGGGAAGGTGTCGTGCACCAGCTCCCATGTCTGGGTGACGAGGGCGCGGCCGGTCTCGTGTTCGGCCTGCTCGCGGGCGGCGACGATGAGCGCGGTGATCAGCGCATCTTCGTCAGTGCCGTCGACGCGGCAGTGCAGCTTGGCCGTGGCGAGGTCGAGCGGCTCGCTCGCCGGGGCAGCGATACGGATAAGGGCCATGCGGGTTCCTGTCTAGTGCAGTGGGCGGCGGCCGCCGGTGACGGCGGGCCGGGTGGTGTTCGTGGCGGATGGCCGGGCGCCTGACGCCATGGCGAGGCGCTGGCTATTGGCGTCTTCCGGCCGATCTGTGGCGCCCGATTGCGGGCGTTCGCCAGTTGTCAGGATGGCGCGGCGGGTGGCGATCGATGCGGGCCGGTCGCCGGTTGTTTCCTGGTCGCGCTGGCCGGTTGCCTGGCGCAATGTCGGGCCGGCACCTGCCGGCGCGCGGACGAAGCCACCGGCCAGCAGGCCCCAGGCGTTGCCCCAGGCGGCGGCCCAACTGGCGCCCCAGGCGGCCATTTATACCGGCCCCCAGGGGTCGCCTTCGGTGCCGGCGCCGTCGATGGTGGCGCCGTTGACCTTGGCGACGTCGACCGGGATCGTGGTGGCCTCGAGCGCGGCGACGACGGCGGCGGCCAGGGCGTTGAGGTCGACGCCGCCGGTGGAGGCGGTCGACAAGGCCTTGCCGGCGCTGCCCGCTGTTTGGTGGCTGGCGAGCATGGCGTTCCAGACGGCGGCGGCGATGCTGGCCGGGGTCAGCTCGCCGCTTTCGATGGTGCTGCCGGTCATGTAGCCGAGGCCCATGATGGTCGAATGTCCGTCGATGCTGATCGTCGCCTGGCCGGTAAGCGAGGCGATGGCGCCGATGACGGCGGCAGAGTCGATGGCGATGGTCGCCTGGCCGGTGCCGTTGATGGTGCCAACCACGGCGGCCTGGCCGTCGATGGCAATGGTGGCACTGCCGGTGGCGCCGACGATGAGGCCGCCGACGGCGCTGGCCTCTAGGGTGATGGTGGCATTGCCGACGGCCGGGTAGCCGAGTTCGGCCTGCGCGGCCCCGTTGACCGCAATGTCGGCGCGGCGGTAGGACTTGATCGCCCCGCCCTTGACCGGCATGACCCAGCCGCGCGGCGTGCCGGACGGGATGCCGTTCAGGTTGGCGATGCTGACGCCGCCGACGACGGTGGCTTCGCCGATGTTGAAGCCCATCGCCAGCGCGGGCGAGGCCGCGCGGGCGCGCTCAAGGGCGAGCGCGCCCGCGCCACCGGAGAAGCGGTAAGGACCGCCGCCGGCCCGGACGCCGTTGGCCAGCAGCATCAACCGCCCCAGCCCACGTCGAGGGCGAAGGTGAAGGGCGAGTTGGCTGTCGTTGCGCCGGCGCTGAAGACCATCCACGCCAGGCAGGCGCCGTCGGCGATCTTCGGGGCGCTGTTGATCTGATTGACCAGATCGCGCTCCGACCACATGCCGGATACGGGAATGCTGATGTCGGCCAGCGGCTTGACGAGGCAGACGGCGAGGACGCCGGAGCCGGTGTAGGCGGTGCCGCCCGACAGGGTGAGCGACTGGATGCTGCGCACGCCGGTATCGCCGCCCTGCAATGGCAGGAAGGGACCGTAGCGGCCGGCGGCGTTGCCGGAGTGCAGCACCCTGGTGGCGTAGGCATCGGCCGCGGCGCCACAGCTCGGGGCGCCCTGGAAGGCGCGGGTGGTGGTGCCGGCGGCGTTGGTGTAGCTCGAGGCCGACAGGTTGGGGCCGCCGGCGGTCGGGGCGGTGACGCTGACGATGCAGGCCTGGACGCCGTCGCCGTTGCCGTAGCGATGGGTCGGCGTGCCGGTCAGGGTACGGGCGCCGGTGCCGGTGACATCGGCGCCGGTCAGCTTGTAGTAGCCGATCAGGTCGACCAGCTTGGCTTGCCACGGGGCGCCGGCAGCGGCGACGAGCGAGGCGCCGACCGACAGCAGGTGCTTGGTGGCGGCGCCGCCGGGGTTGCCGCCGTGCTGGATGCCGATGATGCCGGTGCCGTCGCCGGTGGATTCGTTGCAGCCCTGCCAGGCGAGCGACGAACCGGGGAAGGTGCTTCCGTTCGGCGAGCCGTTGTTGGCCAGCAGCAGGTGCCAGCCGCCGGCGGTGTGCACCGGGCTGGTGATCTTGGCGCCTTCCGGCCGGATGTATTTGCCGGCGGTAAGCTGGGTCAGCAGGTCGTCGTGCGAGGTGTAGCCCATTTACTTGCTCCAGGCGAATTTGCAGAATCCGGCGAAGATGCCGGCGGCGACGCTGCCGGTGCAGTTGCCGATGAAGTTGATGTAGTCGCCGTCGTAGATGCGCGGGGCGCCGGGGTGCGTCTGCACGAAGTTCTTCTCGGCGGGCGTGTTGATTTCGCGGGTGGCGAGGTCGGCAAGCGGATCGACCAGGACGAAGGCGAGCAGGCCGCCGGCCGGGGCGATGAAGGTGACGCTGGTGATCAGATCGACACCGGTGTCGCCATCGGCCAGGGCGGCAAACGGGCCGCGGGCATTGGCGACGGCGGCATCGCCGGTGGCCAGGCTGGCGATGTTGGTGACGGCGGTATTGAGCGCGACGGTCGGCGAGGTCTTGTCGGCGCCGTTGCGCTGGTAGTTGAAGGTAAGCGAGCCGCCGCCGGCAGTCGGCGCGACGGCGACGATCATCACTTTCCAGCCGGCGGCCGGCGGGTTGAGCGCGGCGATGGCGTTGGTCAGATCCTGCTGGTCGAGCGAGTCGCCGTCGATGAACGGGTAATACAGGCCATAGCGCAGGGCCTTGAGGCGCCCGACACAGTTGGCAGTTGGTGTGACGGCGTTCCAGTCGGTCAGGTGCATGCTGCTCGGCGCCTTGTCGTCGCCGTGGAAGATGCCGCGCAGGCCATCGAGGCGGGCGGCTTCGAGCGGTGCCGCCGCGTAGTATTGCGGCAGCGGGTTGCCGGCGGCCATCGACAGGTCGACCCAGCCGAGCGCCGACGATGCCTGCGACGGCACCTTGCGGAAGCTGCAGAAATGGGCGCGGCCTTCCTGCTCTGCCAGGATCAGGTCGCGGGTGCCGTTGAAGCCCATGTCAGGCGGCGTTGATGGTCAGGCCGCCGGCTTCGATCTGCGGGCGGATGTTGAGCGAGATCGGCAGATCGTCGTCGAGGGCGGCGATGATGCCCATGGCGATGGCACCGGAGGCGGTGTCGCACCAGACGGCATGGGTGGCGGTCTGGGTGGCGCCGCCATCGGTGCGCTTGCCCCATTGCAGCAGGTTGGCATTGGTGCGGGTGTCACCGCTGCCGGACCAGGCGGTGGCCTTGGTCAGGGCGATGCGGGCATAGCCGGTGTAGGTGCATTCGTTGGCCAGCGGATCGGCTTCGTCGACCGAGACGCCGGTGACCAGGGCCAGGTAGCCGGTCGCACCAGCGCGCCAGGCGGGGTCGGTGCCTTCGAGA